CAGAAGCATAAGGGCTTGCATCGAAAGCTCCGATACCATAGAAGTTACCCTTCTCTTGTGCAATCTGGGAAGAACCCCAACCTGTTTCGTGAGCTGCATGTCCAACTAAATATCTTGGGTCTAATCCCGATTGTCTTCCAGCTTCCATAAAGGCTTCACCTTGATTATACATGGTAGAACCCTCGGATGCATTACTATTAATCCAATCATTTAATTGAGAAGCTGTTAGAGTATCAGTTGTTTTTCCAAGGTCGTGTTTGGTTAAGTCAGAACTTGTCCAGAACTCTCCTTCTCCAACATTACCTAGTTCTCCACCTACTCCTGATCCACTTGATGAAGTTCCTCCTCCACCATTTAAACCACTTGTATCTCCTACGATTCCATTCTGTTCTTTTGCTTGATTTAATAAGTTTTGGATTCGTCCAATAAGTTTTTCTAAGAAGTTTAGGTTTTCTGTTTCTTTCGCTAAGTTTTCTTGGGTAAGAGTAGCAATTTCTTTTCTAGAACTTGCAATGGATTGTTCCTCATTCGTTTTCTCGTCAGATGATTCTGTTTGGGAATTGTATTTCTCTGTCTGTTGTTGAGTAGACTTAGCATCTGAGGTAGCTTTATTTAGAGCTTGTTCATGAGACATTCCTTGGTCAATATATTGATTATACAGTTGGTTTCTTTCTTGAGTATTGAAATCTCCACTCTCTGAAAGTGCTGGGTTTTCTTGACTCGCACCCTCAACTTTTACTTGAGCGCCTTCAGGCATTTGAGAAACCATATCTGCTTGTTGGTTCTCACCAGTAGCTTCTTCCTGGGTTCCAAACAAGAAGTTACCTATTCCACCTAATACTTTTTGTCCAAGACCGCTACCAGCTATGTAGCCACCAATTCCACCAATCGCTGAACCAATAGGTCCTAAACCGAGTCCGATTTTGGCGCCTAGAGCACTTCCTGCCCAGCCACCACCGACTCGTCCAGCTTCTTCGGTACCTGCTTGTAGTTTGTTTTCGGAGGTGAAAGTATTATAAATGCCCGATACAACATCTAATCCTAAACCTAGTTTACCTACTCCTTTACCTACTCCTTTACCTACTCCTTTACCTACTCCTTTACCTACTCCTGTTCCACCAGATGTAGTAGGAGGAGGTGTAGTTGAAGTGGTAGCTGACCCAGTCCCAGAGTTTCCACCAAGTCCAAACCATCCACCGACAGTTTGTCCAGCGTTTTTAAGACCACCTAGAGCTTTTCCACCTAATGATTTAGCTCCTTGCCAAAGTTCTCCTCCAGCGTTTTTAAGACCACCTAGAGCTTTTCCACCTAATGATTTAACTCCTTGCCAAAGTCCTCCTCCAGCAATTGTTTGACCTAATCCTTTTAGACCACCAGTAGCTCCTTTACCTCCGAATATTTTAGGAAGTATAGAACCTAGTCCTTTTCCTCCAGTAAGTCCTTTTATTCCGCCTGAAAGAGCTAGCCAAGGAATATTTGAAATAAGTCCTCCAACAGCCGTACCTAATCCAGCAGCTCCAGCAACCATAGCAGCTTGACCAGCTCCACCAGAACCGAATTGGTTAACATTATCCATGAATTTATTTAATGTATCAATTAAGACGTTATCATTAAGCAAACGGTTCATTTCTTCCGCATGGGCTTCTCTAGATAAAGCATTCTTATCCGCAGAGTCTTGATATTGTTCCTCGTTTTCACCCATCTGAGCTTCACCTTGTTGTTGTGTTTCGGCAAAAACCTCATCTAGGGCTTCATCAGATAGTTCACCTTGTTGATGTAGCTGTAAGGCTTCGTTTATACCTTCAATATCTGTTCCTTGTAAATCAAATTGATTATAAAGGGTAGCAGCTGCACTTTCCGTAGACGGTGACATAGATAAAACACTGTCTGCAATGGAACCAAAGTTTTCTGGCGTTAATCCTTCTTGCGTTTGGTTAATATAATTATACATTCCATTTGGTCCCATGAAATCTGGGTTTTGTCCAGCCCCTAGCATAAATCCTTGGTCTGAATACATGCTAGAACCAGAAATAGAAGAAGAAAAACTTGTCATGAATTGTTCTAAGTTTTCTCCTTGTAAAGAACGTCTTCCTGTGCCTGATAAGACTGTAGCCATAGACATTTGGTCTTGGAGTTGGTCTGTTGTAACATCAAGTCCTTTTGACATTCCTTCTTGGATTCCAGTTAGGGCTCTTATTTGTTCTTGTTCACGACCTTGCATTCCTGAAGCTTTAATTCCACCGACAAAGCCTTCTTGTATAGCTTTCGCTTCATCTGCATTAGAAACAGTTCCTATTTGCATAGATGAGTTCATAAATGAACTCAAGGCTTCTGCATCGACACCTGAGTAACGTTCCCCTTCAGCTAAGGTTCGAGACATCTCTTGTGTGTTCTCTGACCCTGTATAACCTAGATTACTCATAACATCTTCTGCGTAACCCATCATATCCATTCCGTTATACCCTAAGTCTGCCCCTAAGGCACCATAATCAGAACGGATACCACGGAAGTCATAGTCTCCTGTACGCATACCGAAAGATAAACTTTCATATCTCATTGCTTGATTTGTTTTTTTCCCTTGTCCATATCTATCAGCCATCTGATATCCAATAGCTCCTGTAATCGCTAGAGCAATTGAATTGGAACGCTCGTATAAGGTACCTTCTATAGTATCTCGGTCGGGTTTTTGAGAAATGTTTCCTTGAGCAGTTTCTCTATTTAAGTCTTCTACAAGAGGTGCTAATCGCTCAATTGCTTCATCAAGAGTATTAATGACATCGCTATGTTTATCCAAAATTTGTTGTTGTTGTCGCATTTCTTCGGCATAATCATCAAGTAATCGTCGTTGCTCCGCAGAAGCACCTGAGTCTCCGATTTCTGATTGGACATTTTGCATGTTTTCTTGGATTCGTTCGATTTCTTCACTAGCATCTGCCATTCCTTGGATGGCATCAGCACGAACTGACCCTTCTTCAGGTTGCCAATCACCTTCAAGAACACCTTCCATTTGGTCTTCTCCAGCTCCTTGATACTCGGAAAAGAAGTTTTCGATGGAGGATGTCATATTTCTTGATTGTCCTGCGTTAATATACCCTGAGTTCATAGTTTGCTCAATTGTTCGAATTGTTTGATTTAACTCAGAGTTCAGGTTACTATTGACTCTTTTTGTTTCAGAATATCGTCTTTCTGAATCAGTAGGTCCAGTACGATAGTTACGAGACGGTTGCTCATTCATTTGGGTTCTTCCAGTATCTCGTGTACGTCTACCTATATTCTCTGTAAACTTTTCTTGTCTTTGTTGTTGGAACTGGTCTGTTTGTTGTCGACTTTGAGCATATTGTTCCTGAGCTCGTCGTCTTGTTTCAGGGTCTTGCGCTCCTCGATTCGCTTGACGGAACTCTTTCTTTAAGTCTACTTGTAGCTGGTTAATACTCTTAGTAAATTCATTCATTGTATTTATGTATTCATTAATACTTGCTGTGTCAATTTGAGAAAAATCATTCATTTGACCCATTTCCATCTCAGCATCTTCAAGTTCTTGAGCTTGGCTTTTTAGGTCTTCAATTGTATTTCTGGCTTCTTGGGAATTCGCTTTTATATTAAAAACAAAATCATTGTTCTCAACCATTTAGTTATCCACCTCCTTACTTCTTAGTTTTCGATTCCTTTTTTTATATGAAATCGTCATCATCATCTTCCCCAGTATCTGAGTCTTCATTAAATAATTTAATTGCTTCGTCTAATGATTCATCGTCTACTTCACGGAAGTCCCCTTCTTTGGCTTTTTCTATTTTTTCCACGTCTTCAGGTTTCTTCCCTGTTTCAGCTATTTTTCTCGCTTCCTCAAAAACATTATCAATGTTTTCTTGAAGTCGTTTCTCTTGGTGGACTTTCTTCGCATCTTCACCACCTTCTTCAAGATACTTGTTCCAATCATCAATTGATTTCATCTTGCCTTTGATTTTATCTAAGTCTTCTTCCTTGGTTAATGCATCTACTTGACGTGCAATATCTTCTTCATCATGCCCCTCACGAAGTACTTCGAAATCTTTATCTGTGTACCAAGAATCGTCATTATCTTCATAATGAGACCCTGAACCAGAACTATACCCTTTACGAGCTCGTTTAATTTTATTCGCATCATCTTCCATATTGTACATAATAAATCCAAGTTGCTCATTAGTAAGATTTTGGAATCGTTCATCCGTCGGTAGAACATTAAACTCTTTCATGATATACCATAAGTTTTTACCTAATGGTTTTTTCGATATATGTTTAAGACCGCCGACTTCTTTCAATTTAGTATTGAAATCGATTCCTCCATTCCATATAGTCATCATAAATAGTGGCTAAAATGAACGGATTGTATACCTCCTCAGTGTTTCTAAACAATTTCGGAATATAAACTTCTTCAGTGTCTACGCCATATTTATTAATTTGATGCTCAATGGTTGCAAGCATATAATACGCTTTATAAGCATTAGACTGTGGATTCATTAGTGTAGCAAACCCACCAAACATCTGTTCCATAACCGCTTTAACTCGTGCTTGGTCGGTTAATGAAGGGAACTTCAGTTTAATTGTAAACTCAATCTCAATTTCGTCGAATTTATAATCCTCTTTGAATACATCATTATGCCCTGCAATAACTCGGAAAATTTCTTTTTTTTCTTCTTGTTCCTGTTCTTTACGTAGTTGTTCAGTGTTATCTTTGATATCATTGTCATTTGTCGTATCTTTTTTCGTTGGTTCTGGTGAATTGTCCTTGATTTCTTCAGACATTTTTCAATCTCCTCCAATAGTTTAATGTGTTTTTGTCCTACAATTAGTAATATAATACAACTAACCGTTCTTTCTCCATTATACCATACTTTGAAGGCTTTCCTCTGCCTCATCAACATTACTTTCTTCTTCAATCCAGTTGTTTATAGATACTGGTTTTTCAGATTCATCATTGTCATACGTATCTTCGAAGTCCTTTTGGTCTGCAAAGTTTTCAAATATATTCTTTAATGTCATGAACAAGTAGTTGTTTACATTCTTAACTTTCCCTTTCTTCTCTCCAATGATTACTCGGTTAAACCCTTTGTATAGCTCACTATGTAACCCTTCGTTTTCAATAGTTAAATAAGTTTTTCCTCGTTCTTTTTCAACAGATCTATGAGAATGGATGAGTTTATCTGTAAATAACTCAAACTGACTAAAGTCACTAAAGCTATATGTTTTCATTAGTGTGATGATTTGTTCACCAAACAAATCGTTTAACGCATAACTTTCAGTGTACATGTCTATTAACTCATCTTCGGTATCTTGGGTTTGGTTGTTTTGGAAAGACTGTTTCAATTGATTATTTTGAAGCTCGTACTCTGATTCTTTATTTTCTTTAAAATCTTTAGGTATTGTTAAGTTCTTATTACTAGGGTAAACATTTTTAATATCAGTAGACAAATTAGTTAACTCTGTCAATGATTCATGGTCTTCGTAGGGGTTATTTTCGTCAAAGGTATTAACATGTTTAACAGGTTCTTCATTTGATTCTTCTACATTTTCAGAAATATAATGAGACTGTTCTTCTGTCATTAATTCATCTTCGTATGTAATGATATATTTTTCTTCTTCCTCATCTATTGCTTCAGGGACTTGTAAATAAAGTTTATTTGCTCTACCTGTTCTTACTTCTTTTAAAAGACCCACTCTAGATAAATTCTTTTTAATTTTTATAACTGTAGGCTTAGAAACGTTAAGTATCTCTGCTAAGGAATTATTAGAATAAATGAAGTAAATATCTCCATTTTCGTCAAACCATTCATTTTTAATACTTACACTTAAACGGTCATTCAAAACAACATAAGCTTGGCGGTCATTTGCTGTTAATGTATTTTTATATTTTTCTCCTTTAAGTAATAACTTAGGGAATTGATAGAACTCTTGCTCTGCTTTGTTTTTAATGTTTTTATTTTTCAAGTATAAACGTCCTCTTTTATAAATTTACGATTCAATACTTCTATGTATTAACGTATGTATATTTAAACACTACATTAAGAACATTTAATTGTCAAGAACATTTTACCTACTCCGTTATACATATAAAAAAAAGAGACCTTCTATGAGGTCTCTCCATTATGTTATGTATTTGATTATTAAGCAGATACGTTAGCGGCTTGCAAGAATTGCCAAGTTGAGTTCTCACTCATGATTTCGTTTGCAGTTACTTCAATATTCAAATCCTGAGCTGAACAACCACGGTAAGAAACAACGACTTGTTTTGTTAAGTTATCCATAACTACAATATCTATAACGTCTTTTTGTAGTATGTCTTCACCTAAAGCGGTAAGCCCTAATTGGTCTAGAGATTCACGCTTCATACGGAATCTTTCTAATGTTAATGAGCCTTCATATTGTAAGTAAACATGTTCTTGAGGCATGATAGAACCAATCTCGTATACACCAGTAGTTCCATAAGAAATCTCTGCTGAAACTGACTGTGCACGTCCAATTGTTTTACCATTAACCATCAAGTATACCGTATTACCTGTATGAACGGCTTGCTGAGTTACACTTGCCATTTATATATTCACTCCTATTCATAATTTAGATAAGAAGGAGGGGAACCCCCTCCTTGATTATTTACGATTCTAGTATTTCTTGTTTATATACAAGAGATACGTTGATTCGTTTGATATTTCTGATTGGTTCGATTACCATTGATATATTTGCAACTTCACCATTAATAATAACCTGAACATCTTCTGGGTTATAATCAAGAATTTCGTTGTCACGTTTCTTCTGGTCAAGGAACGATTCTACTGAGTTCTTGATAAGTGAAGCAGATACATCTATTACTCGGTTTCCGATATAATTTTCATCTAACTCAATCTTCAATTCAGATACTAAGAAGTCATGAGCTTCTCCGACACCTAGTTGGTTATTTACTGGGTCATTTTGGTCATTATAAGTCGTAACATCGTCGACAACACGGAATTTAGTACTAGTACGGTTACGGACAAATTCTGCCATAATTACACCACCTGCATTTAGGGCATCCATTTGTACAGAATCATGAATTGTGGATAAATTACTTATTGATAACTGTTTGAATGTTACAGCTTCACCGACTGGTAATCCTGAAGCTAACCCAGCAATCTGAGCTGCAAATAGATAAGCAGGGGTTTCTTTTACTCGACCATCTACAGAAGTTCGTGTTCCTGAGATTCCTGTTAAAGCAACTCGTGAATTGCGTAAAGTTGTTGCTCTTCCTAATAATCGTTCAGGGGTCTCATCGTAGCTTCCTCCAACAATTGCTCTCATTGGGTCTCCGTTTGCCGTACGGTCATTAACAAAAGCTGAAGCTTCAGCATGGACAGATTCTTTATCTGTAAGAGGTACTAAGTAGTAGCCACCTTCGTTAGCAAACAATTTAATTTTTTCTCCCCATGATTCTGGGACAACTCCTGTTTCTCCATCTTCTAGAGTTACTGGACCAAAGTCTTGGATTTCTACTCCACCGTCAACAACAAGATTGTTAGAACTAGATAGTTCTTGTACGATAAGGTTGTCAGGTATATTAAGTTCAATATAAGGGTCATATTCTAGTTGTTGAACTAAGTCAGCAAGTAAACCAGTTACTCGAACTTCGTTATCTGCGGTAACTTCTGTTTCTGGTATAGGGTCTAAACCAGCTGTGTTGATGTTTTTGTTACCAGTAGTTGGCATAGTTGCTACAATTCCGTCAATTGTATTTAATTCGTTAACTAATCGAGATGCATAAGCATAAGGACCAGAACCTAGAGTAAACTCTACGGATTGAGTACCAGTTGATCCACCTTCTACTACTGTTCCGTCTGTGGTAGAGTCATCGGTTGTTGAACCTGTTTCTCCACTTCCGTCTCCGATATGTACAATGAATTTATCGTCTGCGATTTCCACACCTACATAACCAACATTGGAATCTTCTTCTTTATTTACAGAAATAATATGCCCAATATTACGATAAACTTGTCGGTGGTTATCTTGTGGGAAATTAACAGTTAAGTTTCGGTTATTATTGTTATTATATGTACTTGTTCTTAATTCCAATTCAATGTCATTAGCATCTTGCCCGTAAATTTTGGATTGGAAAGTAACGCCACCTTGCTCAACGCTTGCTGGTTTTGCATCTTCTACACGCATAGCGAATACGTCGCCTGCACCTGGAGATTCGTTTGAAGGGTTCCAAGCCATTTCTAAGGCATCAAGGAGTTCTCCTCCTCTAAAGATATTTTGAGCATCATATAAGTTACGTACACGATAAACCGTATCTGGTTGTCCACCTTGAGCTGAACCAATAAGCATTAATGGTTTTTCGGAATCACTAGCAGACCCAGTTAAAGCTGTCGTATCCGTTTGAATTTGTGTACTAGGACGATCAACGGGTCTTCTTGGGAAATTTTCTATTGCCATGTAATTTTTTCTTCCTTTCTATTTTTTATTATTTATCTAAACCTAAGTAATGTTTTAGATAAGGATCAAAAGCTTCTAATGAACTTAAATATTTCTTTTTATTCATATATGCTTTAAATCCACTAACTTGTAAATCACTTAGTCCATACACATGTCCTGCCTCCGCAATGAATTCGTCAATATGAACAAGACGTTTCTTAGGTTTAGACTGTTTCTTTTTGTTTTTTTTATCGGTTGCCAATGTCTGTAGACCTCCTTAGTACAATATCTTTCACTCGGTTCGCAAAATCGAAGTCCATATTTGTTGAAACTGTGTAGTTCAATGTTAAGGGTCTTCCAAATACAACTCTGTCCATTTCGAGAGGTTGTTCTAATAGTTGGTCAAACGAGTGAGATTGTAATTGATATTGGTTTTTCTCTTCAGGACTTTCACCCATTATAATCATAACCACTTTTAGTAAAGCATCTAAACACCGTATCGTATCTAAATTAGTACTTACGGGTGTAACGTCTACGGTATCATTAGAAGTATATCCTTTACGGACACCGAATGGATTTTCTCCATTTTTCATGCCTTCTTTCGAAACATAGTGGATAGTAACTGTAATAGGCTCTTTGTCCTCTCCACCATCGAGTAACCCTTGGTTATTATGAATATCAAATAGTATTTTGTTATCCTCTATCCGTACATTATCTTGTTCAGAGAAACTAATCTGTTCAATAGTTGTTAATTCACCAATAGGATGACTCAACGGAAAAGCTAAAGTGTAGTCATCATATTGTTCGACTGTTGAACTTTCAATTCTTGAACCTTCTTCCCTTTCTGTATAGGTGCTTTCTACGTTCCCTATAGAAGTGGATGTTTGTTTACTGGGTCCTAAACTGACAACAATCCGAGCCTTGAATCTTTCTTTTTGACTAGGGAAGCTGTAGGAAAATTCGATGACATCTTTTGGGTTTTCACCACAATAAGAGTCTATGAAATTTTTTCTAGCATCCTTATCTACTTCCTCTAAAGATTCATGAACAATATCTTCATGCTTTAATAACTCTCTTAGTTTTGTTCTCAACGAATGATAAACGTATGTATCTAAACTTGGTATCAAGTTTGTTAAACCCTCCTCACGTTTAAGCTATTAAGGGCTTTTCGTTTCTGTTCTTTAATATAACAGAACTACCCTTATCTTTAATTTCTTTTTCTAACGAACAAGTCCTCTATTTGCTTTTCGATTATATTTTTTAACTGCATCCATAATTCGTTTAGTTTCATCATCTTGGTCAAAAGGATTAGATTTCTGTCTATTTACAATCCAGCTGGATGGATGAGATTTATCACTAACTGTACGAAAGGCAACATATTTGTTTCCTCGTCCTGTCATGGAGTTGTTTTTCATCTTAGTGATATTATTGCTTCGTGGTGTATACTGCAATTCTTTTGTAGCAGATGTATTTCCTTTTCGGTTGTCATATAAATAATCAGAAACAATATTTCTGCTGTTTTGTCCTTCCTCCATAGCTCTAGAGTTCAGGTCTTTATATAAACGACTAGACATGCCTGAGGATTCTCTATGACGACTTCTAGATGTATATAACCGTATAGGGACAACAAGATACCATCCACCATCTTTAGACCTTTTTCTCTTTGGACTTCGTTTAAATTGTTCTTTTAAGTCAATGACTTGGTCTCCAGATTCTTGTTGTTCTTGTTGGCTTCGTAGTCGTACGTTTCCACCTTTTTGATTCACACTATACTCATTAGATTGAGCAAATACTTGGGCTAGTGAATTAGCTCGGTTACTTGCCATTCCTCTACCCATACTAGAAACTCGTTTATTTAACTCGTCAAATATGTCATCGTTTGTTTGTGCCATTACATCATCCCTCCAAAGAATCCACCTTCATTAGTATTTGTATTCATATCTCGTTTAGGGTCTAACCATTGAGTATTTTCTTCTGGTTGTGGTTCCTCTTCATCATTAGTAAATGGTATTGGATTAACCCAAGCATCTTCTCTTTTAAGAAGAACTTTACGAGGAAGGTTCGTAAATGTTTCGTTAAAGTTTCCTCGATTGGTATACTGGTATCGACTCTCTTTAAGTAGATCAATAACAATATATCTAAGAATTGTTGTGATATTTAAAGTCACATTCTTATGAAGTAAATGGTCTTCTGGTTTAAACAAGTTTCTCTCGTAATCAATTGTAAAGTCCTTACCTTCTTGAATTGTTTCTGCATCATCTGTTAATGCTAAGGTAATTTCTTTTACATCATAAGGTAGAAAATGTCCATGCTCTAGTCGGTATTGATTTATATCAAATAACATAGATTGAGATATTTTTACCTCAGGAAGTGTAATCCTATCTCGAAACGTAACAATAGACTCAGGTTCTGTTGTAGCTATAGCTGTTCCTGACTCAACTAATCCTAAGTCTTTACTAGAAACATCTCTGTCTTGGTTTTGAATAATAAGTGTTTCTTCTTGAGCTGGTATATATCCAATACCTCGACCATGACAAATAGGACAACTTGGGTCGGGGGATTTTGTCATTCTCGTCCGACATGGACATAAGAATGATTTTTCCCATAACGTTTTAAGTCCTCTGTCTGATATAAGATTATTAATTTGAGTTACATCAAACTCTAAACGAGGGGTTGTTCGATAACTTGGTTGATTATCAGGAGGTGCTGGATTAGAATCAGGTTGTGATTCACCAAATCGTGTTGGTTTTTCTGCCATGTATTTTCCCTCCTTATACGGTAATCAATGGGTTGTCCCCAAAGTAGGATTTCAATCGTTCTCGCAAATCATCTATGTCTGATGTAATTTGTCCTAACTCTGCACTCATTGCTGAATATTGAGCAGACTGGGTTGTACCCATAGACTGAGATACTCCATCAATATTAATACTCGTACTTGCTAGTCCTGGTTGAATAAGAAGTCTACCCCATTGTTGGAATACTTCTTTTAATGCTAATTTAGCTATGTACTGGTCTAATGTTGCTGGGACTTCCCATGGTTTGTTATATCCTCTGTTTTTTCTTGGTAGCATTCCTGCTATATAATCCAGATGAACCATTTTTGGAGCAAAGGTTTTTCCTCTTGTATGAACTCCCATGTTATAAAATCCATACAGTGGGTTTGCGTGAGCAGCTCCTCTGTAGTTATCTAATGATCCAGTTAAAGGAGAAGGTGATACTTCTACATGTCCGAACAAATGATAAGTTTTAATCCAATCACTTGGGTAGCTATACATTGTTCTTCCGTTGTACTCTATTTTTAGGTCTTGTACCTGTAATATTGGTCTTCTATAAGCATGTGTATGCATGTAAGAATTAAATTCTTGTGAACGGTAGTCATGATGCTCTTGTAAAGCTCTGGGAATAATCGCTATATCTAAGTCTTGTTCTGCTTGGTTAATCGCTGTTTCTAAGAAGTGTTCATAAAAGTCGTCTCCCATTTCTTTTCCTGTTGCTGGGTCTTCTATTTTCAATCCAAACATATACCCTTTTAAGAAGTTTGATGTATACCCATAGTCAGCTAGGGTGATATCATCTATATTATCTACATCAATCATTTCAGGGTTGTTATGAGAATATGAATGGCTATAGTCTTCTCTGCTAAAGTTTGGGTCTCTCTCTGGTTCTTGTCCTTGCCTGTCTACATAGTATGGCACTTTATCTTACTCCTTTCTGTGTATAATTGAGGAGTTTTCAAATTATTTATCTTCTTTCTTGTTGGATGGTTTTTCTTCAGCTTGTGATTCAACTTCTTTATCTTGTTTCTCTTTAATTGCTTTTTCCTTTTTCTGTTCCTTCTTCTTCGAGGATTCAGCTTTATCTTCTGAATCTTCTTCAATTTCTTTCTGTTCTGCTTTTGTTCGATAAGTGAATCCTTGTACGTTACCTAGATTCTTTTGTTGAGTAGCACTTAAATCATCAGAAAATCCGTTTTCATCAAATGTTACCTCACCAAAAGCTGTTGCGGTTTTTATGTTGCGTAATGTATCATGAATTAACATAAAATAATTTCTCTCCTTTAGATGTAATAAAAAAAGAGGTGAGAGGCTCATCCCCCCCACCTCAAATAGGTTTCTTTCTAATCTATGTATTTAATTTTAGAAAAAGTTGTGTACGTCTTGTACTGGAATTGACTCAACGTTTTTAATTCGAGCAAATCGACGAGGTGCTCTTAGTGCTAAAGCTCCATACCAAAGAATTGAGAATGTTACTGAAGCATTTAATTGAGCTAATGGTAAACGCATAATTGGAAGTAATTCGAACAAGTGTACAACTTGTGGGCTCATTTCCCCAACAAACACGTCTGCTGTTTCTGGAATGTTACCATTTTTATCTTCGAATACGATGTTACCAGTTTCATCTTGTTCAGATGCTGGAATGCGTTCGATTAGGTAATACATGTCTGTTTCAGTTCCTTGACGGTAAACGTTAATGTATTGAGGACGTTGTTGGTGCATACCGTTTACTTGGATGTTTAATGATACTGCATCTGTACGGTTAGCAACTGTTGCTGAAACAACATCAGAAGGTGCTGATTGTCCGCCTTCAGTATTTACAACAACTTTATAATTTTGTGCTTTTTGATGTTTTTCTTGGAAGTTTCCACCTGCATTTGTACTTACTTCTGCTGTAACTACTGGTTTAGCTGGAGCAGTTGGTTCTGGAATGTATGTATCGTCTAAAATGTTTTCTATATCCATTACTGTAGAACCATGTAGTCGGATAAATCCACGAGCAGAGTAGAACCCTTGAACTCTAAAGCCTAAGTTAACGTTATCAGAGTTGTCTCTTGTTAACTGAGTTTGTTTTTGTAAGTGGTTATTGATAAATTCTGCTTGGACACCAATCGGCATAAATGCATCTGTTGGTGTACCGAAACCTTTAGCGATTGTTACGGCTGCATAGTTTAATGCTTGTTCAGATAATGGTTGACCTTCTAAGTCAATAACGTTATCTTTATCAATCAATTTAGCTAAACCATCAAATTGTAATCCTGAACCACGGTCTGGGTCGTCTGATAAGTCAGAGTCACCATAGAATGAAGCCCATTCAATTGATTTAGCAATGTTAGCAATACCATCTGATGTTTGTATTTGCATAGGGTCAGAGATATTGTTAACTAACTGAGTTGCAAGTGATACGTTTTTGGTATCAGATAAGTACTTCATGTCGACCTTTTTCTTACGTAAAGTTGGTTGAGATTCTGGTGCTACACCAATCTCACGAACGAAACGAGAAGGTCCTACTTCACCGTGACGACTAAATACTGTGTACTGAGCTACAGTAGATTCAGAAGGTCTACGTGCTACGTTATGGAAGAATGTTAAATCATTCTCAGTCCATGTAAGCATTGTGATTTCGTCATCCAGGAACTCTGGGCGTAACGCCTCTGCATCTTGTTGTTCAAAGGGGTTAATTTCGTGCCCCGTAGTCATTCCTTTTTGGGTAGCTTCAGTATGTGCCCCAATGACTTGTTTCTGGGCATCATTAAGGTTTTGTTCAGTTATTTGTTTTCCCATTGATATACTCCTTTAATTAATAGTTTTATTTTTTAGTATTCTTTGATAATATGTATGAGTAAAAACCAAGAGCAGACATTAGGAGGGAATAGTGGTTCGGTCTGCCCTTGTTATTCTCTTAATATAACAGAACTTATTAGTTCGTTATTTCCCCTCTATTATTTGTCGTCTCCAACAAATTTTACAATTCGGTCAATGTCTTGTGGAGAACCTTTACCACTTTTCGCATTGCGATAACTTTCTTGTAAATGGAATATTTCTGTACGGTCTAAGTCGGGAGCTGATTTCTTGAATTGTTCCAAGAATGGCTCTTTGTACTCGTTAAAACTAAACCCTTTTTCTGCTTCTTCTTCGTTTTCTTCTTCTTGTTCTTCAGAACCTTCTTCAGTTCCGATGTTTTTCTCAGCATAAGAAACAGATTTTGATTCGGAGTTAGAGTTAGAGTTAGAATTAGATTCAGGTTCTTTTTCAACTGTTTTTTCAGCAGTTTCTACAGATTTTTCAGAAGCGATTTCTTCAGTCTCTTTTTCTAAATCTCCAATGGACTTCGTGATTTCAGAAACTTCTTCTTGTTGTTCAGAAACTTTAGAAGCTAAATTATCAATAGACTTACGTAAGTTATCTAACTCTTTCGAGTTATTTTGATAAGATTTAAGAACTGTTTCCAAAGCACCTACGAATGATTTATTTAACTCATCAATTTTATCTGAGTTATCAATAACTTCTTTCTCTGCTTTTTCGTCCCCGTCCTCATCATCTTCGGAATCCGAATCCGCATCCACATCCTCTTTTTCTTCAGATTCTTCGGAGTCTTCATCCTTTTTCTTCTTATCTTTTTTCTTTTTACTCTCGTCGGTATCTTCATCAGAGTTCTCGTCTGATTCTTTGTCCTCATCTTTATATGTATCTTTGTCGTCTTCGCTATTCGCTTTTTCTGCTTCTTCTTTCTTCTGTTTCTCTTCTTCTTTTTCGACAGACTTTTGAGCTTCATCAAGTTGTTCTTCTCTTGAATCCACTTCTTGACTATACTCATCTAACATGTTTTCTAGTTTCAATTACTTATACCCCTTTCAATTATTTTGAGTGTTTATCTATAAACTCTTCAGCTTCTTTACGAGTAATGCCTTCTGATAGTTGTAAAAGGACTGTTCCACTTTCTCTATCGTTACGTTCAGAATAGTCCAGTTTCTCAGCAACCTCTTTCCAAAGAGTTTTTAATTCTTCGGGTTTTGTTTCGTTATAAACCCATGTCAATTTGGTTACTGCATCAGAAAGATATTCTCTCCGTATAGCTGCACCGTCTGTTTGTTCTGCTGGATTCGTTTCGTGTCCAGTTGTTAAACCTTTCATGAATGTTTCCCATGTGGCTTCAGTATTTGCTGGGTTCTTGGTTATAGCTACGTTTGTAATCATAACGTCTTCAACAATATGGCTTTCAACGTCATTCCGTTTTCGGATTGCTCCTTCAATAGAGAATCCTAAATTACGGTTAATTCCATTTTTGCTAATTTGATTTGCTAAGTCCCACATTTGTTTAGCATACTTATTTTCTTTGAATAATACTGCTTCAACAAATAATCCTTTACTAAAATCTACATATGTATTTTCGGTTGGCGCACCAATTACATATTCAGCATCTTGTTTATGTTCGTAATTAATCCACCCTGATTTAACAAAGTAATCAATATTAATACCATTTGGCTCAACAATTTCACCTTGTGCATCTAAATCAGGTGTTGAAGCATAACCTTGTATATACCATTTTTTTTCAACATTATCGGATTGGTTTGTTTTATAAACAGAAGAACTGACATCTATCGGAACAAAGATGTCAAACTTTACATCATCCGTCAAATTATTCTCACCCACTTTCAGTTTCGTTTTATCCTACCCTTTTAATATAACAGAACAACTTCGTGTCTATTTTATCTAAGAGTTATCCTTATCTTCATTTTGGTTCATAGAGTTTGCGTTGTCTTGTTCTTTACTCTGACCATCCCTTCCTACAACTCCTCTAGTGTCTTTGCCATCCACATTTGATGAGTTTCCAGCAAGCCCTTGTTGAATATCTTGGAAGGATAATCCTGTTGATGAACCGTCAGCTAAGGTTGTTGTTGTGGTTTGTTGAATCATTTGATTTAATCGGTCTTGTTGTTTTTGATACTCGAAGTTTTCCTTCTGTACTTCTTGTCCAATACGTTGTACAATAGTACCATTCAATGGAATGTCTCCTCCTGGGACATCGCCAGGTAAACCAAGTTCTTCTCGGACTTCATTAACGGTCATAGCAATTTTACCTTTTTCAGCTAATACTTTAATTTTCTGTAACTCAGTTGAAACGTCTCCTCCAACAAATTGGAAATAATATTTATCTCCAAATTCTGAGACAATATGTTTATTAATAACACCCTCAATAAAGTTCACTAACGGAAGGAGTCCTTTATTTTGTGAGGCTTGCATTTTCTCTCCAGCATTTCCTTCATTCAGTGTTGGTCCGCTAGAACCTGTTGCTCCACCTCTGTTCGGGAAATTAATTTCTGCTGGGTCTATACCATAAGTCGAAGATATAACGTTAATTAAAAAGTTTAACCAAGACTCAAATTCCATGTCTCTCGCAGTTGGGGTCATGTTTACGAACTTAACGTCCTCTGCATTGACAACAGGTATTTGCCAAGCTCCATTAATACCACTCAAGGTATTCTTCCATTCTCTCTTGAACATATCTAAAGCTGCTTGAGATTGATTTGTAGAAGATTTTAATTGAAGAACTCCTCTAGTAGTACCGCCATGTGAGAAGAAACGATCATTAAATCGTACAGTATTCTCATAGGCATTCAGTTCAAACATTGTTGTTTCTAGCTCAGATTTTCCATAGCCTTTTGAATATACATCTGAACGAGGGTTTCTTATTTCAAAAGCCATTTCTCTAGGAGAGAAACTTTGAACAACTCTTCCATTAAGGACCTGGACGTATCTTGGTCCTTCTTTTGGTTTATTCCCTTCTTCATCTGTAGCAAAGTACATCGTTGCTGGGTCTACTATTTTAAACCACTGGAAGTTTCCATTTGAATCAAATATTTTTTCAAAGTTTACTTGGTCATATATGAGTGTATCTCTTACAATTTTCTTAACAAATTCAGAAAGTCCATCTCTCGTTGTGTCTTTTTCTTTCCCGCCTTCAAGAATAAATTGTTCGATTTTTCTCATTTCATCAATTTCTTTATCTGTAGGTTCTGTGTTAATATCTTTTAATCGGATTTGAAATCCGACACCTTTTTCGGAGTATCTAGATGGTGTACAAAACAAAGAGACCTGATTTGTACGTGTATTAATAATTGCATTAAGGATTGTATTGTTCGTATATCGTCTAAGCAAACTATGTAAATCATAATGTCCAGTTGCGGAAGGTCGTCCTTGATACTCAGGGTTCATACTCATCGAACCAAGTAATGGTTTAGAATAAGCGGTTTCATTTCCATTAAAACCTTTTGCCATTTGTTTATCCTGAATTTGCTTAATCGCTGTATCGTATTCCATATCTTCTACAGGGAGATCATAAACTTGTTTTTCTTGATTTGCTTCTTGGTCTTTGTCAACCCCAAGCATTTTCATTCGCATGTTTTCGAATAATCCTGCCACGCTAATAAAACCTCCTTCCTATCGTTTGTTCTATTCGTATATTTTTACTTCGTTCTCTTCGTCTATTTTGTTGTCGTTAGGTAGGGTAATTACTTTTTCTATTGGGTTATCGTTAAAGAAGAAACTTTTTTTACTTTGGTTTACCTCAGTGTAGTCATAAACTTGGAGTTCTTTTTCTCGGTTTATAACAAGAACATCTCCACTATCTAAAACATCAATAACTCGTTTTTGATCCTCGTCTAAAATAGAGAACAATTGGACTTTGTTTCCTCCTAGTTCACTATAATAACTAATGATTTCTACCCAGTTATTTTGAAAGCCTGTCATTTTAGCTATATGTTTAGCTTGGCTCCATTCTGTATCTTCTGAAAACATTACACCCTCCAATCCACTCATATTACTATTGTACCACAAATACTAAAGTTACTTATCCTCTATGGAACCCTCTACCCTTTATAATATAAGACAACTTTGTAGCTAAAAAAAAATACACCCTCAATAAGAAGGTGTATCTGTGTAGGTCGGACTTTATTCAGTCTTGGAAGGAAGGGATGAACTACACACCGAATAAATTCGGTGGTTTCTAGGAACGGTATTGCGTAAGGCACTTATCCGTCCTTTACAGGTGGGTAACCTACCAGTACGTCTTACGTACCTATTTACTAAGGCTCGTCCCGAGCCAATTGTTTTGTAGGATTAACCCACTAATAGAGAGAGAATTTAATGATTGATTAAAAATAAGCATTTCCGACCTGTTAATTATATTATACCACAAAGGGTGTTAACTACTTACTTTGACAGAACTATTATTTTAGATAATTTCTACTTTAAGTCCACTTTGTCTCCCGAACTGCAACCCTTCTTCAGGGCTATTAACTAGGATATCAATAGTATTCCCTTGTATCATCCCTCCTACATCTCTAGCTGTAGCTACAAAAGAGTTTCCATTTGGTAATGTTACTCGGACAACAGAACCTGTAGGAATAACACTTGGGTCTGTGGCAATAATTCGGTTACCATCAGGTCCATAGATAGAGTTAGAAATATCTGTTCCATCAGCAGTTACTGTTCCTGGTACTGCCCAAGATCCAACTGCATAAGCTGTTGCTTCAAAATTACCTAGAGACTGAGAAGGTTCCACTTGTTCAGTATCTTTGGTAGGTTGTGGTTTCTGTACAGGTTGTTCAGTTGATTCTTTTTTTGTATTAACACCTTTAACTTCGTTCTTAGGTTCTTCCTTTTTAGGTGTTTGTACTGGTTCAGATTTTTCTTCCTGAACTTCATAACTTTTTACTTCTTTTGTTTGTTCATTTTCCACAGAAACTGCTTCTGCATTTCCATTATCTACTGTAGTAATTTTATTTCCAGGAATAATGAGATTGACATCGTCTATATTATATCTATCTGCAATCGTACTAACTTGTATACCTATAGCTTCTGAAATATTATGTAAGGTATCTCCATATGTAATTGTGTATGATTTATTTCCGTTTTCATCGACTTGAATATCTTGTTTGATTTCTTCTTCTGAACGTTCAGTCCAAGTACTTGCTTCTGCCTCTACGTTACCTGTTCCAATTGCTGTTGATAATAATACTGCTCCTGCAAGTCCTAAAAATTTATTTCTTAATTTCACTTTATAAAAGTCCTCTCTTTTGTATCTGTTATTTTTCGTGCCTCCTTAATATAACATACATTATTAGCTATTTGATTACAGTGGGATTACAGTATTATTAAGGTCTGATTTCATGGGTAAACAAAAAAATACCCCTAACCAAAACGGTTAAGGGTAAATTGAATGACTTTGTTCATGCTAGTTGGTGATTACTTTAATTTTGTTACCTGATATTTCTTACCATCTAGAATGAACTGTCCTTCTTCTAATTTATAAGTTTTAGGTTCATTCGGTTCTTCTTTCTTAGCTTCTTCAACAGATTTTTCTTCCACTACCTTAGCTTCTCCGCTTTCAACAGCTTCTCTTTTATTCTTCATCTCTTGAATTTCGCCTTTATGTTGTCTTTTATCAGCTTCAACAATATCTTGTTCTAGAACCCATCCAATAACTTCTCCATTATTTAGAAGTTTATAAGCATATTTCGAATTGCTTTGGTTCACTTCCTTCTTACTATCTACTTTAAGAGGTGTACCTTTAATCCAGTCAGAGATATTTTCTCCTGTTTGGTACTGTTTAGCCCAGATTCCGATAGTAGCTGTATCTCCTTTACTTAAGGATCTAAATGAAGATTCCTTTTTTTCTTTACTTGGTTTCACAATCTTCAGTTTTTGTCCAACAGAAAGTAAGTCTGGGTTGTCTATGTTATTAGCTTCCTTAATTACTTGGGTTGTTGTTCCGTGATCCTCAGCGATACCGTAAAGGGTGTCACCTTTTTGGACTGTGTAAGTATCTCCTGATTTAGCAGGTTCTACGTTACTTGATTCGTCTAATTGAAGTACTTGTCCAATTTTTAAAGCCTTAGCATCTGAAATGTTGTTGATGTCAGATAATTTGTCGGCTGTTGTACCATTTTCTTGTGCAATGCTATAAAGAGTATCTCCTTTTTGAACTGTATGTGTTCCACTTTGTTTTAGGTAGTCTGGTTTCGGTTTAGTTGGTTCACCAAAGTCTCCCCAATCATTTCCACCAATTTCATTATAAGGTAGGTATACACGTTGTTCTTTAAAGAAGTAACTAATCCAGTTGTATCCATTTCCTGTATAAACCGAATCATAGTTAATTGTGTCTCCTTTAGCTCCAGTAAACACAAGTTCTGCTGATGTTGAAGGAGCACTACGTACTTTAATATCATAACCTAATGTGAAGCTTCTCCAAGTATCTTTTACTTTTTCAACTTTTGATGTTGCTGAACTACTTGCTGAGCTGACTGAGTCTGAGCTCCCGTCAGAAACACTTCCTCCTTTATAACTAACACCAAAGTAGTTACAAACAGCACGTGCATCTGCATCTGCCATATCTTCTACATAGTTTGCTTGGTTTGAACCAAAGATATTTTGGAAATCTCCAGAGTTAGTCATAAAGCCATGTTCTACTAAAACAGCTGGCATATTTGTTTCACGAGTAATGTGGAGGTTTGTCCAGCTTCCAACTACACCTGCATGTAGTCCATTACCATGTGTGCTGTATCCTTTAGATTGTACTTGGTTAACAACATTTTGTGCAAGGCTTTTACCGTTACCTGATGTATTCCAATAGAAAGCACAGATACCATTTGCACTTGCTCCACCAGCATTCGCATGGATAGAAATGACGATGTCTACACCATTACGGTTGTACCAGTTAGTTCGTGTAGTTAAGCCTACGTCTAGGGAATTTGGCTTTTGCGGTCCATATACAACGTTTATTCCACTTGCTTCTAATTTTGCTTTTAAGTTTTTCGCTACCTTTGAGTTAAAGTCATGTTCTGCATAACCTTTTCCACCACGGTGTACACCTTTCCCGTTTTCTGGGAAGGTATCCGAACCATGTCCAATATCAATTGCTACTTTTACCATAATTATTTGTCCTCCTTAATTTCTTCTACTTTGAATTTATCTCCATCAAGAGTAAATTCGCCTTCTTTAGCTTCTGTACTTTGTTCTTCTTCAGAAGATTTCTTCGCATGTCCTGTCTGAATAAGGGCTTCTTTATCCCATTCGACTAAATTGTTGTCTTCAATGATACTGATTAATTTACTTGGATAGTCAGGATCAGTAGCATACCCAGCATCTTTTAGAGCTTGTGCTGCCTTTTTATAGTCTGTTTCTCCAATTACATCTTGGTAGTTGTCTTTACGCCAGTCTGTAGATGTGAAGAACTCACCATGGTCAATTACTGAAGTAGCAATATCTGGGTAGTGTCTAAACCATTCTGTAGAATTAAATTTGTTTCCATTCTCATCTACTTCCCATGTGTCATGTAAGTAACCATAACGGTTGTAGTCTCCTTTTATACCAAATACGTTATTGCTTGCTTCAGCTAAAACAGATGTTCCATTAGCACTTTCTAAAGCTCCTTGAGCCCCTGTTATACTTGGTAGTATTTGATAGTCAATCCATCCTTGAATAGCACCTTCTTTAATACTATTTAAAAATTCTTTTCTATCTGCCATGTACTTTCTCCTCTCGATAAAAGATACCCTCACAAGCATATTGTCATAAGGGTATCTTTGTCATTAGTCTATTTACTTACTGTTGTTGTTTAACCTTTTACAGAGTTTGATTCTTCTACAGGTTTTACAGGGTCAGGTTCTGGTACTTTTTCAACGTCCTTGACTTCAATTTCTGCACCTTTTTTAAACCCTTTTTTAAGATTTGTTACACTTGATTCAATTAAGTTATCAAGCTCGACTTCTGTAATACTAATTCCGTTATCGTTTGCTATTCTAACAGCTTGGTCTTTTGCGTAATCAAATTTCTCAGAACCTTCAGCTGCTGTGAATATTTGTTCTGCTGCATTAACTGCGATTTGAACAATTTCCTCTTTCTCTTTTAAGAAAGCTCGGAAGTTACTGTCTTTGTACCAGTCACCAAATTTCTTTCCTAAGTAACCGAACACACCTACAGCGATTATTCCTAAAGCTAAAATAGCTGCTTCATAAAGTGCCATACAGTCATCTCCTTTCTACTTATAATATAACACAAGGCTACATACAATTTAGAGTTTATTGTTAAGAATTAAGAATTTAAGAATTTCTCAACCTCATCAATTTTAACATCTTGTCGGTAGGTAGCTACAACAAGAATTAAACTCAACGTATCTCCGTTTGTTAACTTTTCTTGTTTGCTATCAATTTTAATTGGGAGATTATATGTATTGTCTCTCGAAATTTTACCAACTTTTTTTAAGAACTTTCTTATATCCTTATGGTCTTTCACTAACTGAGAAGGAATAGGCATAACAATTTCCTGTTTGAATCCTGTTTCTCCTATTTCTTCTTTTTCTTTAAGTAAACGGATAAAGTTTTGGTTTATTGTTTCTTTTCCATGGTCTTTATTCTCGATTTGGGTAACTTTATTTAGCTCTTTCTGTGTTTCTTTATCTACTTCCATATAAACCGTCCCTCCCTAGTTTAAGTTATTATACTGCTCTTTGGTTTTTTCTAAGAGTTCTTTGAGTTCTGGGTTATCTTCAATCATTTGATTTGTTGCTTTATTTAACGCTTGAGTTGATTGAGTTAGGGATTGATAAGCTTCTTCTCTTTTCTCTTGGATTTTAGCTTGTTTCTGTTTATGTTCTTCTTGTTTTCGTTTCTGTTCCTCGAGAGCTTCTTCTCTTTCCTCACGATACTCTTCTGTTGTGAAGGAGATAAATATCTTCATATCGTCTCCTTGAAGAATAGAAGTCATTCCTGTTCCTGACCCATCAATCTCAATACCTTCTCCTAATTCAATAACTTCTCCGTTACGTACTTTTTCTTTAAAAGTATTGTTTACTTCTTTGTCTTTTAATCCTTTAGCAATAGCAAACTGGAAAAGTCCTTCAAAGAAGTCTAGGTCTTCAGCTGCAAATATCTCATATGTAACGGCATAGCCTGACATTTTATCGTCTTCATTAGGTAAGTGTAATTGGAATTTAAAATCCTTATGTAAATCCTGTACCCGTTCGATTACTTGGTTAACAAAATACTCATAGTCTTCCTGTGTAGGTTCTGTTGTCAGTAACTCTTTTAAACTCTTTGTGTTTTCCATTGTGTTCAATTCCTCCAATAGTTTATTGTTGTTGCTATATTCTATTTCCTTGTCTAAAGATTCTAACAGTTTTAAGGACTCAGAAATCATACGAGAGACTCGTTGCTTCTCTTTTTCTAAGTCCTTTTTTCTTATTTGTTTGTATACATTCATTATAACATAAATAAATAAAGTGAAAGCTGTAATGGAAATGAGTACTCCACCTAAAGGATTAGCTCGTATCCATTCAATCATATTAAATCAACTCGCCAAATAACTCATATAATTCTTGTGGGTCTGCTTCATAATTAAGGTCTGTTTCGTTTAATTCTGAGGCATGAGCGAGTTCTTCTATATCCTCGAAACCTTCTTCTTTAGCTACACGTACACCTTTGTTAATATTCAGTGCTACTTTAACCAATTCATAGAAAGCTCTTATTTCTAACCCACTAACGTCTATATCTTTTGATAAATGTTTAATGGTTAAATATTGGTTGACAATTTTAAGTCCGATAACTGCTCTAGGAATATAGTTAGAATCAACAAGTAATTTTAGTCGGTCGCAATCTGCTTGTTTTCCTTTAAGAATCCTAAAGCCAGCTGACAAATTATTGAGAGCTTGTAATTCTTCTGTTGGTATCGGGTCCTCAAAGTTTCCTACAGCAACAATCTGAAATGTATTTGCTTGGTTTTCTTCAGAATCATCTGTATTCGCTTTTGCTTTCTCTTTATTATCTGACCCTGCTCTTGGTTTCTCATAAAATGTCATTTCTACTTCTTTACCATTTCGAGTAACTTTCCTTTTGACCCTATTTAGACTATCATAGTCCTTATTACTTTTTAATACAGCTTCGTTATCGTATACCTCGTCCGCTTTAGCATATAAATACAAGTCATAGAATGATTTAAATCCATAAGCAGCAACGATATGTTTATATGCATCTGTATAGATTTCGTTATTATCAATCACAAATTGTTCATCGTTTAAATCTGTTTGAGTTATCTTTTCCAGAAAAGGTAGCTCAATGTACCCGACATATTCTATAGGTTCTTGGGCGTTAGATTCGCCAATTCGTTTGATAACATCATCAAATTCTTGTTCCTTTTCTTTGTTTGTTTTATCTATTAAATCCATATCCAACCTCCTTTTATATTAGGACATCCTATATTTACTTTCCAAATAAGAAAGTTTTATTCTTCTTTTATTACCCGAATATATTTTGTATATCTGTTTGTGTTGGTTCTTGACTCAAGCTAATGAAATCAGCGTTAAATTCATATCCATCGTCTCCGTAGAATATTTCGATAAGTCTTTCCCAACCAAGCATTGCATAAACAGAACTCTGGGAGAAGTGGTCAGGTCCTTTACGTGATATAACTTGGTAAAACTCTCCAGTTCGTTCGTCTTCTTCGTCACGAATAGTTACGTTCTTCCAGTGGTCTACATACATTTGTAAATGTTTTTCATCTTGGTTTCTGTAATGATGAATATCTCCTTCTTTTAACATAGAGATAAATCGTTTGTTCTGCATTAACTTATCTACCTTTACAGTATTGTTGTGTTCTGACCAAGAAGCATTCAATTTCCCAGTAGAACGAGGAGATGAATTATATTGACATCCAAATACTTTGTTTTCTCCATAGATTTGCATGAGTTTTGCAATTTTGTCTCCTGAGTCTCCAATATCAGCTACGATAATATCTGGGTCATAAGGTCTTAAAGCTACCTGAATTTGCTTAATATCTGCACCTACATTGGTTGAGTCTGTAGCACTCGGTTTCTGAATCGGTATTAAATTAAGTAAATCTATTCGTCCGTTTTCAACCATACCATATATAGAAATGTAATGGGTATTACCCCAGTCTATTCCTACAGATATAAACTTATAATCTCCTCGGTCTTGGATAGGTTGGACACTTTCATGAACATGGCTATATATATCTTCGTCTTGAACCATAAGCTTTTGGTCTAAGAACGGAATCCCTAGCACATAGTTGTAAAAACTTTGTTTCGAGCGTGATGATATTTCTTGTCTTTTTAAATCATCAGCAGATTTCCAAACAGCATTTAAACTTGTAATGGAAAATCCTTTGGTTCCTTGTCCATTTTTAACTCGTTCTGGGTATTTTGGTACCCACATTCCGTTATTCCATCTATCAAGTGGTTTCCCACACTTTTGACAAACAAATTGGAAAGACCCATCGACAACAGTCTTCGATAATAAATCGACTCCTTCTGGGTTTACTGTAAGAATATTTCCACCAGCTTCAATACTGTCTGAGTTATATTCTTCATAGTTCATCTGATTCCAATGGTTACATCGTTCACATTTATGTAAATAATGATTCTGGTCTGATTGTTTAAATAATCTATTTACTCCTACATCTGGGAGAGTCGGTGTAGACCAACGATTGATTATTTTGTACTTCGAAGACTCTATCGAGTTTAATGCCGACTCCTCACTCAATGGTGGCACTCGATCATACTCGTCCAAACTTAGTAAGTCGATGTCCACCCCTTCCATCTGTGAGGGTTTAGAACTTGACCTAAAATAGATAAATGAATCTCTTATTTTCTTCCGTTTCATCGAATCGACTTCTGGGTCTAGGATTGATTGATAATAATCGCTAGAAAGGACTGTATCTAATCTAGTCTTCACAAAGTCGTCCATCTGATCATTGGTCGGAAATGCAAATAATGCCTTCACTGCATCATATGAATGAGTGTCTGCGAAATGTAATAGCTTAATGACACCTAGTTCAGATAGTCCTAACTGTCTACTCTTCTGTACAACGAAATTTGGGTGTTCTGAGTTCAATAGCAATAATACCCTCGGTTTCCCGATATTTATTAGGGGTTTAGACTAGATATTGATTGAGATATTTGGCTCTCAATCCCTCACGTTACTTCTTAATTTTACTCAAAATTATATCTTCTATCTCTTCCTTTTTCTGCTTGTAATTTACTCGTAGTAACGGTATATTGTTATCTTTACAGTATTTGTTTTTCTTTTCATCGTTCTTTTGGGTTCTAACAAATTTATCTACCCCTCCGAAATGGTTAATGGGTTCAAAATGTTGTACACCATCATACTCAATCAAGAGTAGTACGTTGTCTTTAGTGTCCATAACTGCAAAGTCAAATGGAAGTCTTTTTGTATTCTTTAAATCTGGGTATGTATATTGGGATTTATACGCTATTTTGTTCTTTTTAAGTAACTTAGCAATAAAAGTTTCCCCTTTTGACAATTTACATTCTGGACAGGCACTATATCTGAGTATATGTGCTGCTCGAACGTCCCATTCATGGTTACATCCTTTTTTATTATGTATTATAGTAACCTTTTCATTTGCACTAGTATATTCACAACCATCCTTTAGAATGTACTCATTTCCATGCTTATCATACAAATCTTGTTCAAACTGCTCTGTGGTTTTCCTACTAAATGGTTTATTATGTCTACACTTAATACAACTTCCAGAGTGGAGTATCGTTGCAGGTCTCACATAAAATTCTGTACCACAATCCTCGTGCACTACTTTTATAGGTGTTATATTATTTACATATTTTTCTCCCTCAACAACTGTGAAATTTCCTACTTCTTTAACTTTTCTTCTAAACGTTTCTATATCATTAGTTATAGAGTCCTTGTAACAGATAGGACATGTTCTTGTGTAGTTCAAAACCCCTGAAGGTTTTGCTTCCCACTCATGTTTACAAACTTTATTTTTAAACCTAACCTTAGTTCTTGAGTTTATATATGGGGTAAGTATTTCGATTTCTCCGTTACTACTTTCTTTTAATTTAGCTTTATAATCTTCCTCTGTAAGCTTTTTAATATTAGTCACCTCCCTTATTTTATTTTTTTTAGTAAATTAAGTTTTCTTATCTAGTTCTCCTTAACACCATTTTGTTAAGTTCCTAGAATTTTAGTCGTTAGAGATTTCCTTGACTATATTTAGATTAACAATCTATTTGTCAAGGCTTCCTACGGGATTCCCTCTGCCCTTATACACTAGGAATTAGGGTTTCTTACCAGTATGTTGTTTTTGTGTATACTACTTTACTTTGCCCGTTTAGTGAGGTTTATAGTCAACTAAATTTAATCGACTTGCCAAGGTCTATGTTGTAACGCCCTATCTCTTTGGTCGCTAGGTATCGAAAATGTCATCGGTCCATTTTTAGTCGTGTGATTCCGTAGTGCATAAGTCGAAGGTTTTAACATATCTATGATATAAGCTAACTGTTCAGAAGTAATATCCCTTGTACCAAACATGTTTTCTGCCATCTTAATAATTTGTTTTCCGTTCATTTTATCCTTCCTCTACATTCTGATTATTCATTTGTTTTTCTCTTTTCTTGGACATCTCTTCAACTTCCTCTTCATCCATTGAAGCTAACATATCTAAGTCTACATATTCAGTTGTTTCTCCTTCTTCATCTTCCTCCTCATGAGTATCAACAAGCTCCCTCATATCATCTCGTTGAGTACTGGTCATCGCAGGTAATGCTCCTGTTCCTTCTTCACCATTCCCTAAGTCATTGACTTGCATATAAATTTGGAATAATCGCATCATGTCTGCTGTGTCATCCATTTGAATTGTTCCGTTATCCATGTCTTTCATAAAATTTCTTAGGGACTTAGAAGCAACCTTATTAAACTCTTCTGCTAGTTCTTCTTTCGGGGTTTTCTCTTTTTGTTCCATTCGGTCTTTTAACTCATCTGAGAATTTCATCCAATGTATCTCCTTCCCGTAGTCGTTTGTGCACATAACGACATCTTTTTGAGTTATGACAGATATTAATTGTTAGTAAATCAGAAAAGTGACAGCTGAAATGATTTCGAACTGCCACAGTCTTTTGATTAGATAATAGGACAACCGATAAAGGAGTCTGACAAACAGCACAGAAACGACTTCCGTGAACCCGTTTATCCCCTTTTTTAATCACGGTCTTCTTATTACATTCTTCCAATATCTCCTTTCTTTGGCTAATGATTTCCTCTCTGGTTAAAATAGTCATCGTCATTTTCTTCATCCGTTTCTACGATTTCTTGATCTTGTTGTCTGTTTTCAATCGTTTTTTCTTCACTAACTTCTTTAAACGACTTCTCATAAATACTTTCAATGATTTCTTTAATATCTCGGATGTCATGTTTCATTGCTTCAATGTCTTCTTTATTTCTTTGTGTATTCTCTCTTATAGTTCTAGTCTCTTTAGAAATGAAGATATCATAAAGAGTTGTAAGAATATATACCAGAGCCACACCTGACGTAAAGTATAACAAATAAAGTTGAGGTGAAGTCTCTACAGTAATAAAGTTGGTCACTGTAAAAACAATGATAAGGGGAGCAACAACAAAGGCAATGATTAGCTTCGCAATTCGATGTTTCGTTATCATTAAAATTTCAGCTCCTTTCAGTTTAATTTTAGTCCTTATACTATAATATAATGTAACTCTGTGTATTGCCTTGATTCCAGTGTATGTTTCGTTATATTAAGAATTATGAGAGGTGATACCTATGATGATTTTCTTTTTAACAATTTTATTTATCTTTTTTCAGCTTCTCCTTTATTATACCACACTCATCGGAGTCAAAGCGTTCTCGTATCATAGAACCATCAATACTTCCTCTTTCTATACGTTTGTTCTTGTGATGCTGACTTTGAACGTTTTTTCTATCTTATTCATTTGTTTATTTGAAGGGATACTTTTGTGGTTTTTCTTTATTTTTATCATAGTATCAGTCATAAATGTCTTGTTTTCCAATCAAAAAGGTGGTGATTAACATGACAG